CAATTTTCTGGACTTCTGTCGGTGCTTTCGGGTCAGTAGAAATAAACTGGAATGTTTCTTCATCTACTTTTATCTTCCCATCTTCATCAACAACATCTGGTGTGTAGTGATAATAGTTAGTCAAAAGCCAGAGTATCTGTTGTCGTGAGCCAGGGTTAAAGTCTTTGTATCTTTGAATCGGTACGCCTTTTTTGTAGCCAAGCCTTTTATTATCCCTCTTAGGTACAAACACTTTATCTGGTATCGGCGGTGCAATCTTCATAAGTTGGCTGGATAATACAGCTTCTCTTTTTCGTAGGTCTCGCTCTAATATCATGGCTTTGTCTGTATCGAATGGGAAGCCATTTTCTTCTTGCTTTACCATCAACCACTGTATCTCATGTTCTAAAGTCATTGCGATTTGACTATGGTTTAAAGACAGTAGGTGTTTATACAGCAAAGTAGTTACCTTTACGTCTTGCTTATTGTATGTGAGCATATCGTCATTGTACGTATCCCATGCATGTTCTGTCTCTTTAGCATATGTACCTTTTCTTTCACCAAGTCTATAGCCCCATGCTTCAAGGGTATGTGAGCCAATACATTCACCAGGTAATTCACCTTTTTTAAATAAACCAAAATCAGACGCTTTTAAATCGGGGCACAAAAGACGAGACATGACAAGGGTATCAATAACCAGATGTCTTTGCTCTCGTGATACTTTGAACCAGGGATAAAGGATAGATAATGCTTTAAGGTCGAAAGCTATGATGTTATGTCCGATTATTTCTTCACCTGTTTCAAGGGCATGCTGTAACCGTTTTACACCATCAACACATTCAGCCTGTTTATAGCCTGTCATTTTCTCCCCATCATAGATAGAAAGACAATGGAGGGTGGACAGCGTATCAAACAATCCATCTGTTTCTATATCAAAAATCAGCACTGTACTCTCCCTCCTCTATGTCTTCTTCTTCTTCTTCATCACCAATAATATCTTTTAGTTTTGGTGCTCCTATCAAATTATCTTTGTCTTTATCGTAGAATAGGTGTCCTGCAATTCCTGTCTCCCCTGTCCATCTGCATTTTAAGACACGAAGTTTGACAATGTTCTTTGCTTTTCCCTCTGCTTGTTGATTACGCTCTAAGCCAATAACAGTATCAGCTAATTGTCCAATAGCACCTGAACCACGAAGCTGGGAAAGTGATGTTGTACCTCCCTCTTCAAACGGTGTGCTTTCTCTACCTGTTGCTCGTCTAAGATGTGAGATTATTAGCAAGCCTACACCTGTTTCTTCAGCCAATGAGCGAAGCTGGGTCATGAGCATGTCAATCATTTTACGCTCGTTATCCCCAGACAAGCCAGAAATAGCAATGGAAATATGGTCAAGTATGATAAAATCACATTCTTCTGCTATTGCCATATACCGTATCTTATTCATGAGATTATCACCGTCTAATGAGCCAAAGTGTTCGTAGAGTACGTATCTTCCTGTACCCAATGTCTCCTCAAACGCTTTTTGATAGGCTTTTTCATCAATAGCGTGTCTGTCCATATATAAGCGTTTTCCTACATGTACCGACATCAATCCTCGTGCTGTCCGTTTTACGTTTTCTTCTAACATGAGCATACCTATTTTCAGTTTTTTCTTTACACCAAAATCATAAGCAATTTGACGTATAAACGTAGATTTGCCCACACCAGTACCAGCGGTCAAGACAACCAATTCACCCTTTCTGAAGCCGTGTATCATGTTATTTATAGGAATATCAGTCCACGGTAAATCGTAGCCTGTTTCTATTTCTTCTTCTGATACCCGCTCCCATAGGTCTTTACCATTTACAATTCCATCTGGTGTATATTCTTTTGCATTCCAGATAGCATCAATGACCGCATCAGCCTTACCAGCTAACAAACATTCATTCGGGTCTTTGAGTGGTAAATTACCTATAAAGAGTTTGTGTGGTTTCAATAAACCCTCGATGTCTTTAATCCCCTGTCTTCCTGCTTCATCCATATCAAAGAAGACAACCACCTTATCAAAGGAATCAAGCCATTCTGCCTGTGCTTTAAATACTTTTCGTGCTGATGTAACACCATTCGGAACAGACACAACTGGATACTTATTTCCATTAATTTGTGAGACGGTCAAACAATCAATTTCACCCTCTGTAATAATGAGCATTTTCCTATGTCCATTCGCCCATAGATGTTGTCCAAAGAAGCGATTAGAGAAAGAATTACCAAGTATGTAAAATTCCTTATTTTTCTGCCTTATCTTTTGTCCTATTAGCTGTTTAGCATCGTCATAATAAGAAGCAACTTGTACCAGTTCCCCTCTTACTCGTGTCTTAAAGTAGCCATATTTTCTACATGTCTCTTGTTTAATTCCTCTGGCTTTTAAGCTTTCTATAACCATGTCTTCCTCACTGATTGTGTCTTTCGGCTGTGGTAGTTTGTCTTCATTCTTAGCTGTAAACATAATATTTATGCCCTCTGCTCTGTACTGTTTACATGAAAAGCAATAGGTATGTCCATCGCTATAAAGAGACATTGCATCGGAAGACCCACAATCTGGACAAGGCAGATGTTCTTTTTCAAGTATACTTTCCTCATTTGCTGTCATTTTTACTCTTTCTTCTCCTCCTTTCTTCTTCTTCTTCTTCTTTGGTTATTTAATAAATGTCGTAGGTCAATACACCTGATGCTTTCGGATATTTCTTTCTCAACTTATCAAGCAATCGGACTACCGCTACTTTCTGGGCATCGGTACGTTCATGTGTTTTGTCTACGTCTACAACAATAAAAATAGACACTTCATTTGACGGTAATCTTCTACCACCAATAGTGTCTTCTTCTCTGCCTTTATCTATTTTCCCATCACGGTGAATAAGGTAATGAAATTCTACATCAAACTCTCCATCACGTCTCGCTTCACAAAACATATCTTCAAAACTTTTATCATTCTCGTTTCTATTGATAACGGAAAAGAATAAGGTTTCTTTTCTTTTTTTAAATTGTACTTTAGGCACTCATTTCTCACTTCCTTTCTCTTAAATAGATGTCTGTCTCTTTTAACTTTTTCTTTGTCTGTTTTCGTTCTCGTAGCCATGAATCTGGTATGAGTTTAGTGGCATACTTAAAGCCATTTTTCTCACACCACATAGCATAGGTAGTTTTGCTTGTCTTACTTATCTTTGCACCCGCATTAGAAAAGACAAAACGTATATCAAGGTCTGGGTGCTGTTCTTTTATTGCGAGGTGCTTTTTACGGTCTGTCACATCAAAGATGCCTTTTGCTTCTACGATAATACCGTTACTAAGTACAAAGTCTGGAAGATAATGGTGTTTAGTAGCTGGTAGAGTATAGTCTACGTAGTGTTTCTCATAGCTATACTCAATACCTGCTGTCTCTAATTCCTTAACTATTTCTTCTTCCAGCCCTGACCTGTATTCTTTGTTTATTGGTTTACTCCAGCCACCTCGTCTGTTATACCAACGCACAATTAAAATTCCTCGCTGTCTTCGTCACCCTCAATAAAATCAACCATATCATCATCATTGTCTTCTTTTAATCGGGTGTCTTCTTTGCTGTTGTATCCTGTTTCGTCAACTTCAAAGCCTAATCCCTCTGCTGTATTACCACCAAATGGAATATACTTTAATACCTGCACACCACGAAGATATAAAGCCATACCATTTACATTGTTATTCATCCAGTACGGAGAAGCAGCATAAGCAACTTTAATGATTGAACCGTTACCTAAATCTTCTGCTTTAATCGGGTTATTGTGGGCATCTACAACAAGGATAGTACGCTTCTTAATCTCCCCTGTCTTCGATTTAACCTCTGTCTTAGCCTTGAATTTGAATACAACACTGCCATCTTTCAGTACATGCTTTCCATAAGACGGTTCTTTACTCCACTTCTTTCCTGCCTTTAACTCAAAGCTGTCTTTAGCGTCTTCAAGTGCTGTGAGTAGTTTGTCTTCAAATGCTTTTGAATCTTTTGCACTCATCTTAATCTGAATTGAATAACCTACTTCATTACCCTCGTACATTTCTGGTTTACGGAGGAATGCATAGTAACATTCGCCCTTAGGTGTAACTCCATTAATAAACTGTCTGTCTTTTTTTGTGTTTGCCATAATCATAATCTCCTTTTTATTAATTAATAATAATATACTTTAAATTAAATACTTACTGCTATTTCTGCTACGGTTACAAGTGTTCCTTTTACTAATGATTCCCCACCGTATAGGGTTCTAAATTCCCTGGATAAATTAACTACAGGAACGATTAATTGTACGTCTTTCCCTGCATTAAAGAGTTTAGGTATAATTAATACTCCTCTATTCGTGCCAGCTAAATCAGCTTCTAAGTACAGTGCTTTTCCAGGTGGTATGTCTACTGTACCAAAATCTAAGACACCCCAGCCATCAACCGTTGTCGTGCCATATAAGCTGAATGTTAAGTTTTTCATTGAATCAACTTTTGCTTTACCACGTTTCATTAGTAATGTTAATGGTTCAACTGTCTGCTTCTTTGTCTTTCTCCGTGTCTTGGTTGCTGCTTCTTCTTCTTTTACTGTTTTAGTTGTCTTTACTGCTGCTGCTACCATATTGTTTTACACCTCCTTTCTGTTTATTCAATTTCTAACGTATCGTCTTTTAAAATAGAGACAAGCCAATGTGAATACTGTTCTATCTTCTCTGCTTCTTTCACTCTATCGTCTTTGTATCCCATCCGTAGAGCGTATTTAATAATGTTTCCATGTAAAAAGCCTATAAACTGTTCATGTGTTAATAGTTCATGCATCAGTTCTATAGGCTGTTTACTTGCTTTTTTATAATGTTCTGCATCTTTTGCATAGCCACTTGTGTGTAAATTCATTTGTTTCTTTTCCCTCATATCTGCTCGCCTTTTCTTAGCTTTTCCAGTTTTTCTGCTAACTTTTTCTTGTTTCCAAATGCTTCTTCTTCACTTCTGAATACGTTTCTAAGTGCTAACATGCCATAGTCTACGATGTTGTCTACCCATATATTACGTAAAACGCTAAATTCTATATTATTGGTTTCGCCATATTTCCATGATAAGAAAAAATATTCCTCTTCATATTCTGGTATAAACGGCTTTCTTTTGAATGTATACTCGTGAAAGTTGGCGATAAGGTCTTTCCAAAATCTCGATTTCTGAAATCCATTCCATGCCCTACCAAAAAACTCGTTTCTCTCAAACTTACATGTCCATAGCATGTTGCCGCCTTTGTAAACATCAAATTCTTCGCCTTTTTCAACCCCGATTTCTTCTCTTAACACTTCTAAGATTTTCTGTTCTAACGTTTCTGTTTCCTCTGTGTGCATTTCTTTTCCCTCCATTTTCTTTTTTAAGTTTTAATGTACACTCTTTACATATCCTACTTCCCTCTAATTTATGTGAGCCATAAGCCTTGTTCTTATTCCATCTCCACCTCCTTTCGTATTTATTTTTCATAGGCTTGTGACATACCATACAAGTAATGGTGTCTTGTTCTGCTTCTTTATCATAGAAAGTAATAGCACATTTAAAACAACAAAAATTAGATGTAGTCTCCCACCCCCTAAATGGGTGAAAGACATCACCACACTCTAAACATGTTTTTGTTACATTTTTGTTTAGTAACTGGTCATGGTATACGTTAAATGTTTCTTTATCATCAAACAATTTTAAACACTCCTTTCTTTCGCTTGTGTGTCTCAATTAAATTTCAAGCATGGAAGACAGCCCAGATATAGTATATTAAGACAAAGGATATAATATATAAATTAATATCTATAAGATTCTATACTATTTAGTACTTTTAGAAAGAACAATAAAGAATACATTATATAATGCTACTTCTATAAGACTTCTATAGTTCTTATATTATTCTTTTATCCCTCTTTCTTTCGCTTGTGTGTCTCAATTAATTTATGTACCATTTTTAGACCACAAATCAGACAACAAAAAAAAGAATAAGTAGATAGAAGACAAGGGTCAACTACCTACTTACTTTATACTATTAATATTAACATTGATAGTATTAATGGAATATGTACAGGCTTTCTAATACCTGATTGAGGTCTAAGTTCCCTTTAGTTGGTGGTTTAGGTGTGCTTTTTCTTGCTTCTTCCCCCACTAACACCTGGATAACATCTTCTCTAAAGTCTGTTAAGACATCATGTTTCGTATACATTTCTACAAAAGTCTTGCGTACTGTATGGAATAATTCATCTGCTTGTGAGGGGCTTGTAGCGTAGGAATCATGTATCATAGAGAAGTGGTTTATTCCTTGTTCCTTACATCTATTAATAGTCCATTGAAGATGTGAAGCATCCATAGAGTGTATAAAGTTTGGTGCTATCCCTTGTGTCTGTCTTCTTTTGTCTACATTCCCAGTGAGGTGTGGAATATACCATCTTTTCTCTGTATTCATAAATCTCATTCTGAAAATATCCATGTCCATTTCTAAATAGGTTTGCTGTACAGGTAATCCCATCGGTGTTGTCCATGTCACAGGTGAACCACTACCTCCCACAATAGATGCTATTTCTTGTAAATACTTCATAGCTTCTACGGCTTTAACAACTACATCAGACACCCCTTGCCATATTAGTTTAGCCATGTATGACGCTAATGCAATTTGAGAAGCTGTAAACATTTCACCCTTTCCATCTTCAATAGCAGGGTGTAAAATATCGCTTAATATCTGTTCTCTAAAGCCGTACTGTTTACTTCCATACGCTAATGTCATGACGGAGCGTTTTGTCACTTTTCTATCTACGCCGTATGCTAACCATTGTCTTGCCATCGACTTCGTACCGTATTTAAGATACGTTCCTTTTCCATCTTTACGTGGCTGGTAACTATCACTATCACCATATAGAGAATCGTAGTTAAGATATTCGTTTACTTTAGCTGCCACTACACCGTATACATCTTGTGGCTTGTCTGCTGGAATAAGGTTGACTGCTTTTCCACCTATTTCATCAAGTAGTGCTGCTGAGAAGTGTTGTAAGCCAGAACATGTACCGTCAAAAGCTACAGGAACACCGCATACCCAACCTACACTTGAATTATTATGCATCGCCTTGTATGTTAGTAGTTCTTCATAGGCAAAGCACCACCCTAAGAATTGGAATGGACAATCACTGTCTGCCCAAAATTCCATGTCTTCTCCCAGTGGACACTTCGCAACGGAAAGTATCTTGTCTTCATTGTCTTTTACCCACTGTATCTGGTCTGTAAAGCTTACTTTATCATTTCCAAAAAATTCACAGCCTGCTATTTTGAACCAATACTCTGCTTTTTCGTCTGTTGCTGGTGGTGTGTCCTGCATAAGTATCAGTCCTTTTGTTAAATCATCACCCTGGAATGAGAAGACAGGGATAGGATAGATACGCCCTCTAAAGTCCATATTACAAGGGAAATAAATACGTTCATACTTCTTGTATTTCCGTGCTGTCCTTACTATTGCCAGTGCCCTTAAGTAGTGAGATTTACGGCGTTGTTCTTTCTTTAACCGCAGAATCATTTTTAGCTTGTGAGTTTTCAGTTCATCTTTCGTATAGTCACCCTCTAAGCGTGGTATATCTGGCAAAGGATTAATGTCTGGAATACCTGCTATTTGTAGTCCTTTTTCAAAAATACTATCCACTACATCTAAAACTTTTGTATTTATTTTCCACGGTGTAGCCTGTACTGCATTAACAGCAGACAACACATCTGTTAAGTCCGCTTCATTCAGTTTTGCCATGTAGCTGGAGTGAAATGTACTCGGTAAATCTTTTAGTCTTAATAACTTGTGGTGTGGTCTTAATTCCCCATAATAGCCACCGTCATAATACGATGTCCAATCATCGGGTTTAACTATCATAGGTGCTGACCTAAATACATTATTAAGCAAAATATCTTCGTTCTTGTTCCATATATCAACAAGCCTTTGAGTAGGTATGACACGTGTAATTTCATGCTTTGTTCGTTCCTGCTTGATAGAAAAGCATTCAAATAAGCCTGTAGTTTCTATGAGTAACTCTATCAATTTACCACCTAATAAGACTTTTTCTGGTAAAGAGAATGCTGGCATTTGACCAATTAATTCAGTAGCTACTTCTCTCATCGCTTTATTAAATAGATAGTATTCTTTGTAGTATTCCCCTACCCTTTTTCTTAAGCCTGTTTCCGCAGATGTTTTATTACTTGTGTCTTGATTAAAGAACCATTGTGCTTGTGCTTCTCTTTCTATTGTTGTCCCTATAATACCACTCATCGTATTTAACTCTATTTTTCTATCTGAAAATACTACATTTACACAAACACTAATGGCGGATAGACAAAGCAGGGATACTAAATCTTTTTTATCCTCGTAGACTTCTCTTTCTAATTGCTGCAACATAGGTCTATACTTAGGTTGTACGCCTCGCTTCGGTGCTAATTCTTTGGTAATAAAATCATCTACGGTACTAAAGAATAAATCAAAGCCATAATTTACTATCTTCTGCCCTATTTGTGTGCTGGTGGTCTTCCCATCACGTTTCGCTTCTTCCATGACGGCTAAGCATTTATCACGTGCTTCTTGTTTTAATTCCTGTTCTAACTGTAATTCTTGTTCCATCAGTAGGTCTGTCATACTAATTTCCTCCTCTATTTGTTTTACTAATTAAAATTAATTGCCTTGATAATAAGAATGAGCAGACAAAGGGTTTAGTTTTATCTGCTCATTTCTATGTTATTAATATTAATAGTATCCTTACCAACATGTAGGACAAAGGCTATATAGTATCTGTCCTGTCCTCCTGTCTTCTAAATATAAGCACCCGCCTGCTTCGATGATGTAATACGTACCTTTTCTTGGTCTGTTCTTTAATTTCTTTGCGGTTCTTCGATACAGCTTGACAAGGTCTGGTGTGTCTTGTCTGCTGTGTATACTTGCTTGCTGCTTGCTTCTTGTGTGTCCATCTTCGTTAATTATTTGATATAAAACATAGGTAATAGTAGTCATGGTAATTTCCTCCATTTGTTTGATAAATAAAAAAGACGGTATAAGTTTTGTTATTCTTATACCGTCTGTATTGCTACTTTATTTATAGTTAGATAAGTCTACTAAGTAATTGTCTTTTTCTGGCTTGATGTTTAAGTCTAATAAAAAGCTGTAGATATCTAATGAGATTTGTCGTGCTGCATACCGTATCATTTCTTTCATTTCTTTTACTATCTGCTGATGTTTTTCACTGCTTGCTGTTCTACTTGTGCCGCTTGTATAGTAATGCACCAATAACCTGTCTACATTTGGTATTGTTTCTTTGTCTTCAATGTTATAGGATATGCTAAAATCTACTTCTCTTAATACTGTTTTGTGGTATCTTAATTTCTTGATTTTCTGTACTTTTTCATACTGTTTTCTACCTTGCATTGCATAGTAGTCAAGAATTTTAGTGCCAGGAAACAAGCCTGTACTAAAGGCTACACCTGCTCTAGGGCTGTAGATTATAGAGCCTGCTATACCTGTAATTCCTGTAATTCCTGTAATAGCTTCCCATTCATTAGTAATTTTAAGAAGTTGTTTCCATTCTTTTTCCATTTCTTTTTTCCTCCTATTTATCTAATTTCTCTTAATTCATCAATTACATCTTCAAACAAATTATTTACTTTTTCCCATTCACGTTCACATAGCTTGTGTGTCTTTTGTGTATTTTCATCATCCCATGCATATCCAAAACACTCACAAAAGTCATATAAATCACCAGGGTCATCTTTGGTAAGACAAGCCAATATATCATAGCTTGTCGGTGGCTTCCCTAAATCTGTATTTAGCCAACTTTGTCCAAAATGTACGGTCATTTGTTTTCCGTTTCGCTTAATGACTACTTTATAAATATCTCTTCTTCTATCGTCACCATAAAAATGGTAGTCGTATTTCTCGTATTCAATCTTGATTTTAGTGCCTGTTTTCTTCATAAATTCTTCTGCTTGTCTTTCATATTCTGTTTTCATGTTTGTATACCTCCATTTTTTCTTATAATTAAAGGGCAATCTAACTTATTATTATTATTAATTAGACTGCCCTCTTTAATATTACTTACTATTAATCTTCTTCTGCTTTTTCTATCAACTGGATATAAAATGGTTCATTCCAGTTGCAAGCGTTCTTTTCATCGTCATTGTCCTTATCCCAGTCTTCATATGCTAACCAGGTTACTATGTACAAATTTCCTTTTTTATCCATGGCTTTTGCTTTAAAGATACTAATACCGTTTGTATTTTCTCTTATATAGTGCGGTTTTCCTACTATTTTTAGTGTAATATCTTCCATGATATATGGTATTTCTTCATCTGTTTTTCTAACTTCTTGTAACATATAGTCACATATATAATCTTTGATTATATTAATAATAATGCTTATTCTTTCTGCTACTTTAGTATAACTTGTATCAGTCCATGTTTTACCTTTAGTGTCCCAATATTCACACGACACAGAAGTTTTATCTGTATAATCGTTGTCCCTTGATATTGTGAAGATGTAATTTTCTTCTATATAAGGATAATATTTATTATTTTTAATTTCTTTTACTTCTTTTTCCTGTTTTGTTCCTATTTTACAGTAGCTTTCTAATACTTTATCAATATTGATGTATTCTGTTACAAAAGACAAGCCTGCACCTTGTGCTTCCTCTAAGTTAAAAGTAATACTATTAGGATTAATAATAAAGCCTGTTACTAATATTTCTTTTGTCACTCGCTCCAATGTTGGACAATAATAATCTATGTTGCTATTGTTTGTATTTATTTTCATTTTAATTACCTCGCTTTTCTTCTTCTTCTTTACTTTACTTTACTATTTAAATTTGACGGTTATTACCATTTCTTCCCTATCATCATCATCATTGATTAAAGGTTGCATATAATTGTTGGCTATAAAGTCCTTATATTCTTTTTCCGTGTCGCATTCTTGATAATCGTAAACATAAAACTCTTGCTTCATGATACTTGGGTAGCCTTGTGCTTCTATTGGCAATGTTGCGGTTGTGCCATCTTTGTAAAATTCAACCCTACAGTCTTTTTCACTTCTTAAAAAGCTTAAAATATCTTCAAAGTTTACAGTATATGTTTTTTCCATTTTAATTACCTCGCTTTTTGTTTACTTGTTTTATTAGTCGTTATATTCTGCTTCTTCTATTAGTTGGATACTATAGGGAATATCCCAATTACATATTTCATCTATTTCCCCGCTATCCATTCTTGTGTCCCAATTCTCATATGATAACCAACGTACTATATATACATTGCCTTTTTTATCTTCCGCTATAGTTTCATATACTTCCCTATTATCTTGATATTTTTCTGTAAAGTATGCATCTTTTAAGTATTCTAATTCTAAATTTAACATGATTTTTCTTCCTTTCTTCTTTCTAATAAAGTAAAGGGACAAGCCGTTTTATTTTACTTTTTTGCATTGTCCCTTTTATTACCTGCTTTTCTATTTAATTAGTGACACCATTCAATTCCATTTTCTGTAAATTCAACATCATCTAATTCTAATAATTCTATAATGTTTTCATCACTTCTTATATATTGGTCTACTTCCATTAATTTGTAGTAAATATCCCCGCATATATCATTTTTCAATTTGTCAATAATTTGTCTGATTTTGTCTGCTACTTGCCACACGCCCTCTGTATATTCCCACGTTGTATCAGTAAAATCACAATATACCGTGTTTTCATGTGTATAAGAATAATCATTTCGTTTAATTGTAAACTTATAGTCAAGTTTTATATCTTGATAATGTTTATTGTTTTTTATTTCTACTACAGTTTTTGCATATTTTGGATATTCTTTTTTAAAAAAGTCAAGGGCTTTATCTATATTAATAGGTGTATCTGTTATAAAAGACACGCCGTCACCTTGACTATAGCTAACACTGTATAATACATCTGATATATTAACTTCAATACCTGTATTTTTCCACTTTTCTATCGTGTTGCTTATGGTATCTGTAAAATAAAACTCATAATAATTGTAGTTTTCTACTATTTCTTGCCGTTTTGTTTCAATAGCTTGCTGTTTTGCTTCTTCCGCCAATTCATCAAAGGTGTATAATGTTTTGTGTATTGTAATATTTCTCATAATTAATTACCTCCAGTTACTTATTATTAATAATAATAGCCCTACACTTGATAATAAAGCATAGGGCGTATTACTTTTTTTTTCTTTACTCTTCTTCTTCTTCATGTTCCATTTTATCGTATAATGCTTCATATGATTCATAGCCCAACGCTTCTGCTATTGCGTCATCTTCAAACCATAAAATATCATTGACTGTTGTGTCTGTTGCTTCTTCATCACACGACACCCAATCATCTATAATTTCTTCAACTTCATCAAGTAGTCCCCATTTTAAATATAATTTCGCTGCTTCTCTTCCGCCGCTCCAGGTGTCATTTAATAAATCCATTCCCATTTTAACTTCTATCATAATTAATCTTCCCCCTTAATTTCTTCAATTTCATTATTAATACAGTTAATCAATGCTTTTCCAATATACGGCTTGTATGGTACAAAACTATGTATACCTGCATATTCTAGTAAAAATGCATTGATATGACGGCGTGTAGTTGTACTATAAAGGTCATTGATAAAAAATTGTTTACTATCTTTATCATAAAACGCCACAAGTGTTTGGTAGCTACGTAATATAACCATATTTCCTATAAAATACGCTTCGCATTGTCCATATGGACAATATTTCAGCTTGGCACTTAGTGTTACGTGTAAATAACGCTTGTCGTTGTTTTTTAATAGATTTAATGCATATTCAATACTTGACTTCATATATAATACCTCCAATAACTTAATAAACTTGATAAAACTTGATAAAACTTGATAAAACTTGATAATAAATTGATAAACTTGCTTTTTTAGTTATTAGTAACTAACTATCATGAGTGTACTTGTCATAATTCAAGCTTTTTTGTTTAGCCGTGATTTTTACACGCTGTTTCTATAAGTCATTAGAAACTTTTATTCTTAGTTTGACGCTCTAAGACCAACGATAATCCGTAAGATTATTAATTAACTGTCACTTATTCAATAATACCTTTACGGCTGCTCACAATTCGTGCTATAATAATATTGCGGTATGACTATATCACGCCTTATGAGATTGGTTATTCAGTTGTCAAAGAACAGTTAGAACAGTTAGCATTTTATGTTTTAGTCTCTCGCTCTCTCGTTCTGTACACAGTATAATCAATGTGTACACATTTGTAAAATAGATGAATTTTATAAGGCGGTATAGTCTTATTTTATATGAGGAAAAAGCCTATGAATGTTGACAAAAAAGCAAAAACAGAACAGTTGCATATTAGGATTGATAAACAATTAAAGGATAAAATGCAGGCAATTTGTGCAAAAAATAACAGTACTATCTCGCAAGTAATTGTATCTTTATTAAAACAATATGTTAACGATAACGATGTTAATAATAATGAAGTAATGGTGAGTATTCCTATTGATAAAATAGCCCATGCAAGATTGACTTTGTACGCCTTAGAGCATGAGACCACAATAGAGGACTTAATGTTATTTTCTACAATGGAAACAATTAAAGAAGATAATGATATTAAGTACTAATACTATTACTTTAAATCATAGCTATTGATAATGTTATTATGTTTTATGTGATTACAGATGAAATTTTATTATTTTTAATTCACCTATGCAATAAACTCATTATTACTATGCATTTTACTCATATTACAAGCTAAGTTATTATATTTATATTAGATATTGATGAGTGTGTTAGATATGCTACTATATATAGTAGCATATCTTTTTTAGTTTACCCTTGTTATCGTGCTATACATGGTATATATTTTATATATATAGTATGATAGCTACTATATCCTATATATATAT